GTCTGGAGTTGGTACTTACCATTACTGGTAAGATTATCAGCAACAGAACCCGGACCATGCTTTGGAAGAAGTCTATCGTAGTAGATATCTCTATCTACAACGGTAAAGACCTCTTCAAAAAGCAAGTTCGACATTGCTTCGAAGTCTAAGAGATCTCTCTCTGAAACTTCGGAGTCGAACTGTCTGACTTCCTTCTCACACTCGACGTACTTATCCATCGCACTCCTTGTCCTTGCATCACTGCAAGGCAAGGAAATCTTCGCAAAGGACAACGTAAGTTGTCTTATTGCTCGGATTGCATCGATGGAAGGTTCGTCGAGCAACACACCACTTCTCCGGTCGAACACACGGTTGAAGAAACCTCCTAGAAATAGGGGGAGACTTCCCCTTCCCGTAGAAAAGGAAGGGTTGATACCGACCTGACCTTGGTCAATCCACTTTTGGGTGGACTTTCCAAGGCTGGGTAGGACTATCGTAAGAAACGATAGTCCCTCATGTTCGAACCGCCTTCTGGCAGTATTAATGTCAGAAGTGGCACTGGTGCAGCAGAGGATCGCGGAATCTTCCGCAATCCTTGTCCAGAGTGACATAAGGCTTTTCACTTGCCCTCCTAATAGAGGTGACAAGATCCATAGCTTCTATGTCGCTCACCTCCATGAAACCAAAAGCTACCAACTAAAGTTGGAATGCATTTGGCTCACCTCCCTTTCCGGGGGGGGTCGGACCCTTTTTGAATGGGGTACCGGCTTCGATCATGGAGACCACAGCCAATAGCCTAATGCTTCAGGCTAAGCTGGTTCGGGTTATCTCAGAAAAATAAGTTTCTCTCTGAGATAAGTGTAACAACCGCTTGTGCGATAATAGCACCCGTCACCATGAGGGCTTTCCAGCCCACACGGATATGGATGTATATATCGCCTCCCGGTTGCCCTTCACCAACCTGATGACTCGACACCTCGATAGCGTCGACCTGCACCACCGCTTTATTAAGGCGGTGATGAAAGGACCGACGAACTCTCGGGCGAGTCATCTCAGCTAGCTCTCACCAGCAAGAAGCTTGGTGATGAGAGCATCAGAACTTGCGCTAAACTGGGTTTTAAAACCAGTGTAGATCGCAAGCAGCTCCGCTGCCGAATAGCCCGCAGGCGGGACGTCAAATACGAGATAACAACTCGCAGAAACTTTGACGTTTTGCGTGGGGATAAACGGATCAGCGGTTAGCTTAGAATGGTTGACCCTAAGCAGGTGCCGATTACGCTTACCACTATCGTGGGAAGCCAGCATCTGGATCAGACCATCAGCACTCTGATAAACAGTCTCATCGCCTTCTGTCGAAATTTTCGGCAGGGGCGTTGTGACTGCAGAGATTGTGATGGTCTGAGGATCAGTAAATGACATGAAGCATCACTCCTAGGTTCGGCGTTTGACACGCCGGACCCATTGGCCTGACGTGGTGGCAGCCATCAGCTAGAACCATCGGGAAATACCGAGGGCAAAAGCTATGGCCAACTGGCGGAGAGACAGATTATTCCAATCTGCCTCGAACCCAAATGGTGTGGCTCGAATGCGCTGCTTACTCTCGTAGTAAGCAGTCACAGGCGAGGCATGGGCATGTCCACCGCCCCATAATTTGAGGCGGCAGGGTCTGTCCAAAGCGTACGACTCCTCATAGACAATATGTTCCATGAGGTACCCGTAACGCATCACCAAGCCATCGGTGGCCCAATCTGAGAGATTCGAAACGACATCTCCCATATTGGTAAACCAGTCGAGGGCCCATGTCCAAGGAGTCGCTTGCCAGACAGTATTCGGGGTAAGCTCGATACCGTAAAGGTGTCCAGCTTCTGCTGCAATCCTTGCCAACCTATTCCTCGATTTGTAAATCGAAGGTAGGTGGTAGGTAAAGCAGCCCCGAAACCAAGTTTCACGAATGAACTTGGTTGTCTTGACTAAGCGAGGCTGGGACAACGCTCCATCGATTGTACCATATTGTTGCCCAGGGTCCACTATTGTGAAACCCTCGGTAACGCCTTGGTCGTTCGATGTAAGCGACGTTTCTGTAGGGAACACATACGATCTCCTAACATCCTTACCCGAGTTCGCTTCATAGGCACTCATTAGCCTATCAGCGTTGGCGGCAGCGTAACTTGCGTCACGTATGTCGTCGGTAAGGGGCTTCCAGCCAAATTCTATGTTAAGATACTCGCTACCCGGGTTAAAGTACAGGCGATCAGCCGGTACACCCGCATAACGGCGAACTTTATCTTCCCATAGACGTCTTCCCGGTAAATGGGGAAGACCGGTCTGGTAGATTTCTACCATATCGATGGCTAGATCGGAGATGTGATTTGTCGGTTTACACCGAGCGATCGCCGTCGTGCCAACAGGCTTCAGATTTCGTCTGAAGTTAGGTCCTGTTGTCATCGGGGAGAGCGTGGCAGGGTTACAAGCGAGTACAGGACAGGTTTTCCTGATCTGATACTCGGTTGCTCCACTGTCATAGGTCCATCCGCTAGCAGACAAGATCTGCATGTCCATATCACAACGGACACCAGACTTGACGCTATCGAACGGGCCTCCCAAATCACCCTGACTCTCACGTAAATCGTGAGGGTTTCGGAGTTTGTGATTCTCGTCGGCAGTTTTCTGCCAACTTCTCTGAGTGGAGGCTGGGGTATACGTCACAGGCCCGACCAGCGTACTTGTGTAAGTACCGTTGACAGGCAAGTGAGTCGTATGGTTTCGATCGTAACGTTCGAGTTTCGCGACGTAGCTTTTAAGCCCGTCGAGATCTCGAATGCGCGTTCGAAGACCCATAAAACCTCCTTCCAGAGAATACAGAACTGTGGATGGGTTCATCCTTAACTCTTATTAGAGCTAAGGGATGACTGCACCAAGCCAAGGGCCCCCGCAAG